CCGCCGTGCATCTGTTTGCAGGTCTGGCCACACTCGCCGCTGACCACGAACGAGTAGAGCCGTCGCAGCGTCAAGCCGTACTTCAATACGTCGGCGGCTCCCTTGAGAATGCACCCGAACCAGACCGCGCTCACCTCGTCATGAAAAGCAGTGGCGGTTTCGAGATCACATTTTCAATTCGAGTGATCGATATTGCGGCTTTGGGTCACTACTTTCTGAAGACGCTGGCGGACTCGGAAAAAACAACGCCTCCCACGATGAATTAACGCGCGAGAGAGAGGCTGACCAGCGCTTACCTGCGCGATCGCAAACCGTGAACGGGCTCGGCTTTTGCTCCGCTATTTTCGACGCCGCGAGAGGCTTCGCGTCAACTACCAGCCCGGTGACGATCCGCGCCTCTGCCATCACTTAGCTGCCTTAGCGCCGCGAGACGGTACTTCGGCGCGCGCTCGACGGGCTTCAGCTTGAGCGCGGTCCAGAACCTCGAAGAGCTGATTGAAGCCGACCGCCAGAGTCTTCTGGATGCCCTGCAGCAGCACTTCGATCCGCGCGAGAGTTTCGTCCGGCATATCGATAAATCCTTCAGGTATTGAGAACACCCGCGAAATCTCAGACGGCTGAAAGCGGCGTTCGACCAAAGCCATCGGCTCTTTCAGGTCCATGCGCCGGCACCAGTCGTTCAGTTCCTTGATTGCGACTGCGGTCCTGTCCATCGCTCTCGCTCCTTAGTCCCGCTCACTCTTCCGTCTCTCCGCTTCTGCCTTCTGTCGCTCATACTCATAGGCGAGATACTCGTCATCCATCGCGGTGACGAGCTGCACGAAGATGTCGAAGGCGCACCCGCCGATACCGTACCGGCTGGCGTATCGATCCATCGCCGTGAAATAGATTTTCCCTAAGCCACCCATATCGCCGACATGACGATCATGGCGAAGCGCTGTCCACGCTCGCCAGTAGAGGATCAGGTCGGGATCGAGGGTTTCCTCTTCGCTTCGCTCTATCTCTTCCTGCCGCCCAGCGAAGATCGCCGCAGCATCACCTTCCTCGTCGATAAGGTCGGCGAGGAAAGCGTCGGTGCCCTTCCGCGTCAGCTCGTAGCGGAGGGCGGCGCGGAGTTTTTTGAGGCGTCATCCACCATCTCGGTGTTGATAGCCGTGAGCTTCGCCGCAGCCCATTCGACCTGCCGCGTCAACTTGCGCCAAGCCCAATCGCCCATACGAGCCTCAGCCTCAGCGGCAGAATATTCAGTGTCGAAGCCCTTCCACCCGAGCAGGATGTGCTGCGCATAGAGCTTACCTAGCGCCGGGACAATGACTCGCTCAGGAACGGGTTCGTCCTTGTAGGCACGAGCCATCCGCTTCAATAGCGCCTGGCGGGCTTGGGTATAGGGCGGGAAGTCGATCGGCCGGACAAGCACGGATGCGCCGAGAACCTCGTCGAGGTCGACCCATTCGGCGTCATCGTCAGAAATCAGGGATTCAAGTTTGATCGTGGGAGTGGTGGACATGGTGGTTTGGTGGTCCTTTGTCGGAAGTGGATGGCGAGCCAAGCCCGACAGCCTGGCTCGCCGTTTGCGTCAGAGACGCTCTTCCCCCACGGCCATCGGACCGCATCCCAGCCACCAAACTGGTAGGGAGAAGTTCTCATCCTCGCGGTGTCGGCCGCGAGGAAATCTCAGATCTTAGGTTTCGAAGTAAGGGACTCGGTCGCAGAGAATATGAGCCGCCGTCAGCGTGTCCATTGAAGCTGTAAAATCGAACGCGGCCATTACGTCGGTGTTCTTGCCGGTCACCACCGGGTTGCCGGCGCCGCGCAGCGTCGCCCGCGGCACCTGGTAGATGATGGCCTGGTTGTTCTTCGCTATCCGCGCGTTGATCGCCGTAGGGGTCCCCGCATAGAACTTGGCGAGCAATGTGTTGTCGCCGAAGTAGGTCTCGATCTTCCCGGTGACGGTGCATTCCCCCTCGCGTACCGCCGGCGGCGACTTCGATCCAACATCCTCGATCTGGCGAAGATTGTTGTTGATTTGCAGATTGATGCTGCGCGCCCAGTTTGGCGAAGTCAGCGTCGCCCCGTTTTCAGCCAGCCGGCCAACGTTCGCGTTCGCCGCCATGATGACGTTGGTCGAGATTGCGTCCGGGGTCGCAGCAAGCGCCGCCGTTCCCTGCGAGCCACCCATACCCATGAACGTAGCGACACCGGTGACCACCTGCTTGCTGGCCAGGTTGAGCGCCAGCGTGTTGACGTGCATGCCAGCGGTGACGATGTAGGTCGGGACCGTCTGCCCGAGGAAGCCGCGCTCGATCGAGATCGAGGTTTCGAGCGTGCCGTTCTTGATCTTGTCGCCGAACCAGACGTTGACGGTCTTGCCCGTCCCCGCGTCGGCCGTCCACCCGACCGGAAGGTTGTCGCAGGTGATCGCATGGGCGGCGATCGCGGTGATGCGCACCCAATCGTTCAGAACAGCGGTCGCAAATCTGACTCCGGCCGCCGTCCCGCCGATCTTGATCCACTGGCCCACCGCCAGGCCGAGCGTGGTAAAATCGAGTATGACGGAAGCTAACCCGCTTGCCGTTGCGCTGATATCCGCCGACGCTCCTTGGAATCCCACCACCTTCAGCTTCGCGGCGGCCGGTGGGATAGGTTCAGCAACGAGGCTGAGCGCTGCTCCCACGATAGTCGTCGCACTCGACGAGACGACCGGGAAGACTTGATTGTTGGCTGGATTGGCGAAGCCGGTCGCGCGCACCAAGTGCCCCGCAACGACGGCTGCCCCGCCCGAGGCAACGGCATAGGTATTCGCCACCGTGCCCGCATCGGTGACGATGCTGTCTGCCGTCCCGTCATTGTCGAAAGTCGGCGTATTGACCCACGCCGCCATGAAGGCCGACCGGTGGTATTCCGAGACGTCGCAGTTGTCCTCGGGATAGCTCAGCTGGAAATTTACCGAGCCGGACGAGTCCTGGAACACCTCGATCGGATCGGACTGCATGCGGTCCGATCGGACCTCATTCGAGTCGACATAGGTCGGGTTGAACTGAAGGGCCTCGCCGGTGATGCGCATGGTGCGCATGCGGGGAGTGACCGGGGTGACGCCGGGCGTGGTCTCCCTAGTGAATGCGGCTCTCACGCGATTCGCTGAGGTCATCGAAGTTTCTCCTTAATTGTGCGGCGACCCTGCGACCGCTCGCGAAGAGGGTTAAGCCTTTTAGTGGCCAGGAGGGTTAGGCTGGATAGGTTCAACGACCTTCTCAGCAGCAAGAATGCCGAAGGTCGCCGACGCTTCTTCGATGAAGCCACGCTCCTTCCAGACGTCGAAGGATATGTCGCCCTCAACATCATCCGGCTTGATCGGCATGCCGACTGAGAAGACCCGGTTCACGCTCTTGAAATCCTTCGCTACGACATAGTGCATAGTGATCTCCTGTTTCTCAGGCGTCCCATCGGCGCCATTCCACGCTGACAGAGATGCGCCAGGTATTCCCCACCTCGTCACCCAGCTCGCCGGAGGCGATCGCCGCGTCCCTGAACTCAAGACTGCCGGATAGAAGGGTTAGACCGCGGAAGATATCGGCTAGCTGCTTGCAGTAGTCGCGCTGTGCGCGCTCACCTGATCCGACTTGCGCAAAGACATGCAGCCAAAGGATGCCCTCTTCGTCCCAGCGGTTGTCGGCCTGGACTGCGGCGCCGATCGACTGCTGCCCGTAGAGTGTCCCGGTCATCATCACCGCGACCCAAGGCAGCGCATTGCCAGAAGTCGGATCGACAGGGGTACTAAAAGCCTCGTTCGGCCAGGCGATCGGAGTCGCTGTCCAGCCATCAAGCGCGCCGCGGATCGCGTCGTAGACCGCGAGCGACGCCACCTCAGAAGCCCTTCATCTTCAGAACGAGGGCTGGATACGTCTCTTGCTGTCCGGCCATCGTGTCGCGCTGCAATCTCGTCCGCGAAAACTTCCGCGCGCCCTTCGTGAAGTGTCCCTTGAGGACGTACCCGCCAGCGAGAAGCATCATCGTCTTCCGCACATCGATGATCGCGCCATACTGGTGCTGAACAGCCTGCTTGCCATCTTCGACGACGCCGGGCGGCACGGACATTGTCATGTGCCCGACTTCTATCTTCCTCGAGTACGGCTGGTCGTTGGTGACAGTTACGGTTGCATCGACTGGAATGTCAGCGAACTCCGTGACGCGCTCCGCTCCATTGACCATCACGAACCACGATTGCTTGTAGCGACCGGAGCGCTCCGGCGAGCGGGCAATCAGAAACTCCAGCGCGAATTCGATGATCTCAGGCCACCACGAGAACAAGTAGAGGATGGGCCCCGGCGCACTGACTGACTCCTCTGGTGCGCCAGGAACATCGTTGACGAAGCGCTCGTAGATCGGCGAGCCCTCCCCGCTTCCGATGTATGAGGCGAGCTCGGCCTTAGCGAACTTGGCGAGCTCGGCGTTGATCGCCTCTGGCGCAATCCCCTTCGTTGCGAACTTGATATCCTCAGCGAAGGTCTGCAACCTCTGGCGCGCCATTAGTTAGCCTCGCGCCTTCGTCCCAAGAAACGGAAAGGCGGCCCGAAGACCGCCTTTCACCCCTGCCCTGCCAGACCGGAACTCGCCATGCCAGGCCTGACCCCGCCTTGCCTGGACATGCCAGGCCAGGCCCATCCTGTTATACTAAGGAATGCCTCGATTTCCAAATGCAGGACTGTCACCAAAATGATCAAGCTACCCGCACTCAAGAAGCGCCTGATGCGCGACCCTCAATTCCGCGAGGAATACAGAAAGACAGCAAAGGAATTCGCGTCCATGGTGCGGGGCTTGAAACCCATGCACCCAGGCGAACTACTGCGCGAGGAAGTCATTCCCGCACTCGGCCGTCCGAAGACGGAGATAGCTCGCCTTCTCGGCGTCTCCCGTCAGACGCTCTATGACATCCTCAAAGAGAACCAACCGGTCACCGCCGAAATGGCAG